AAGTAAAACCAAAAGTAAAACCAAAAGTAAAACCAAAAGTAAAACCAAAAGAAACAAAAAAAGAAAAACAACAAAGAATACAAAAAGAATACGAAAAATTAATGGATTCTAAATATAAAGATATGAAAAATATAGGAAATACTGCTATGGGAGAAGCTGTGGATGACTATACTCGTATGGGATATGCAAGAACAAAGGGTTATATTCAACGTCCTGAAAATTTTACTGTAAAACAAGGAAAAGAAATTAAAAAAGATATAGTTTTATTAGACAAATTTATAAATAAATATCCTATGAGAACTAATACTCAAATGTATAGAGGAATTAGCAAAGATAATAATTGGGATAAATTAGATTTAAAAAAGCTAGTTGCTGGTGATATAATGCAATATAAAGGCTTTCAAAGTTTTTCAACAAGTTTTGAGACCGCAAAAGGATTTGCAAAGTCACCTTTTGCAGGTAAAAATGGTGTACTTTTATCAGTAGTTGCTAAAAAAGGGCAAAAAATGGCTCCTGTAGGCCTTGCGCGAATAGGCGGTAGCGGGGAAACTGAGTTTATAGCCGCAAGAAATTCTAAATATAAAATAATAGAAAAACAAAAAAAAGGAAATATAATTATATATACAGCGGAGATGTTATGATTAAGTACGAAAGATTTTATGATAATTCTACATTAATAATAATTAAGAAAAAAAAAGAAAATGATGATAATAAAATAATAAAAAAAGAAAAAAAGCAATTTAATGGAGCGGATTATGGATGATTATAATATTATAATTGAAGACGTGTTGAAACATATTAGAAAAGAAATGCAACAAATAAAATATGGTAAAATTATTATCGAATTACAAGAGAATGCCAATAAGATAGACATAGTTACTGAAATACGTACCAGATTTGATAAAATCAATAATCCCCCTTTAAAACCAACAAGATCAGGGGTAGAAATCTTTGCGAATAGTTGGAGGAAAAAGCAAAAAAAAGTGTAAAAAAATAAAAATAACTTGACTTTTCTTACTTTCTTCTATATATTAGTTATAGTAAATAAGAAATAAAAGAGAGGAAATTATGACTACAAACACAATAAGCAAAGAAGAAGAAAAAATTCAATGGGACAACCTTACTTCAAGTAAGCAAAAAAAAATAGTTAAACTTGAAAAACAAATTAACAGTGGCGAATATGATAAAAAAAGTATTGAAAAAATGAAACAAGTTGTTACTAAATTATTAGAAAAATAAAAAGTTTTATTTCGGTCTATTGCATTTAAGCTCCCTTTTTAGGGGGCTTTTTTTATTGGCAATATATGAAAAAATACTTTACTTTTTATTTATACAATACTATATTAGTAGTATATTATTGTATCATTTGTAGAAATAGGTTGAGCAAAGAATGCAGGCCAGTTGGACAAGCAAATTAAATTTTGTTTTGTACAACTGGCCTTTTTTATTGGAGAAATTAAATGCCTTTACCAGAGCCAATACAAAGTGAAAACGAAAACGAATTTATTCAGAGATGCATGAGTGATCCAACTATGAATAAAGAATATCCAGATCTAAAACAAAGGTCAGCTACTTGTCATTCACAATTCAAAGAAATAAAAGATGGAGACAATGATTCAAAGCAGGTTAAAAAAGATCAACTTAGAATTGATTACACTTCCATAGACAATAAAGAATATATGATTGAAAAATTTGTAACAACACCTGAAGGATATTTGCGTGGTCGTGCTGTGATAACAAATGTTGGTGTATTTCCATATAAAATGAATGATGGGTCCACCTTCTACGAGCTAAGACCGCCTGAAGAAGTGTTTGCCGAAGATGCAATTGATTCTTTTAAAATGTTGCCTTTCACAAATGAACACCCTAGTGAAAGAGTTGCTTCAAATAATATAAAAAAATATCAAAGCGGTTATTGTGGGGACAATATACTTCATGATGAATTTCATCTCAGTAATACAATTACAATTACAGATGAAGAAGCAATTGCCGAAGTTCAAATGGGAAAAAGAGGGATAAGTTGCGGATATACTTGTGATGTAGAAGAAACATCTGGTGTTTGGATGGGTACTGCATACGATAGAATACAAAGAAATATTAGAGGTAATCACGTATCAATGGTTGAAAGAGGTAGAGCAGGTGACGCTGCCCGAATGAAAATGGATTCTATAGATTCCAGTATTGGAATACGAGATACAAATAAAAATATAAATAAAAAAGGAGAAAGTCAAATGGCATTAAAAAAAATGAAAATTGATGGCGTTGAATATGAAGCAGAAGCAGAAGTTGTTAAAAGTTTGACAATATCAAAAAACAAAATTGATGAACTTTCTGAAAAAATCGATGGTTTAGATAAAAATATATCTAAATTGGAAGGTGAAAGAGATCAATACAAAGACGAATGTACACAGCTAAAAGAAGATGTTAAAAAAAATAAAAAAGATGGCAATCAAAACGAAGTAATTGAAGCAGCAGTTCAATCGCGCCTTATTATTTTTGATGCAGCAAAAAGGGCTGGTGTAAAAATTAAAAAAGATTTTTCTGAAAAAGAAATGAAAAAAGAAATAATTATAAAGTTATTTCCCAATTCAAAAGTAAAACTTGATGAAGCAGAAGATACATACATTGATGCAAGATTTGATGTTGCATTAGAACATTTGGATACTGCCGATGAAGAAGAAGATATAGAAGATGTCCATAATAATTTATCTGATGATTCTATTGCTCGAATTAAATCCCCTAAATATAGTGCAGATGCAGCGTATCAAAAATCAGTTGAACGTTTAACTACTGCTTGGGAAAGAAAAAATAACCAGGAGGTAAATTAATATGGGTGCATATGGAACAATAGACAATGCCATTCGTGGTTTACAGTATGGTTTGAATGGTAGAAAAGAAAGTTATGCTTGTAAAGAAATACTCGGTATTGAATTTGGTGATGCTGTTTTTGGATATGTAGGCGAAGTTGTAGGAGCATATAAATTTTATAATGATACTAGTAAATTAGTATTTGATGGAGACTTTGTTGCAAGCAATGTAATTACAATTACAGTTAATAGTGTTGCTGCCGCAGATGTAACTTTTGCAACTGATCATGATACTACTGCTGCTCTAGTTGTTGCAGCCGTTGCTGCATTAGATGGCGTTGAGTGCGTGTTGGATTCTACTGATACAGACAATAGAACTTTCTTAATTCAAGTTAAAGGAAAAACTGCTGTAGTCGCGGAAGCAATTACAGGTGGTTCCGGGCAAGTAACTGGTACACCGACATACGGAAGTTCTCAAGTATTTTTAGGCGTTGCTTTACTTTCTCAAAAAGGTATGTCAAATGAAAGTCTTACAAAAAAATATGAATTAACTGATGCCGTGAATGTAATGGTTGATGGTGAACTTTGGGTACAACCTGTTGCTGTAGTAGAAGCATTTGAAGTAGCTTATGTAGATAACGCCACAACTGATATTGGAGAATTTACAAATTCAGCTGGTGGAGTTGCTGTTAATGCTGTATTTAGAAGCAATGCCTCAGCAAACGTATTGGCAAGATTAAGAGTATTTGGAAACACAAAAATGACTTATGCGGGTTTATTTTAATAAGGAGGAAATAAAAATGGCAGTAAACAGAAAAGATGTAAAACATTTAGATGCAGTTGAAACAGCTTTTTTACGAAGGCAGTTAACACATGTAAAAACAAAAACTTATGATACAAAATATAAAAATCTTAAAGCAACAACATTTATTCCAGTTAGTATGGAAGCAAATGCAGGCGATGATTATATTGTTTGGTATAGTTTTAGTAAAGCTGGAAAGGCGAAAATTATTGCCGATTATGCACATGACTTTCCACGTGTAGACGTTTACGCAGAAGAAAATCAAAGTCGAATTAGGAGTATTGGCGATAGTTATGGTTATAGTTTAAAAGAAATTCGTAGAGCAGCCAAAGCGGGTAATAAATTAAATACACGTAGAGCAAGCGTTGCAAAAAGCGCAATCGATGAAAAAATTGACGATATTGCTTGGAATGGAGACGATGATTATGGATTGCAAGGATTGATTAATTATCCTGGTATAACTGAATATACAGTTCCCAATGATGGTACAGGTACAACAAAAACATGGTCTACAAAAACAGCGGCTCAAATTATTAGGGATTTAACGGGATTAGCAAACGCAGTTAGCGTACCTACTTATGGACGCGAAGAAATCAATCAAATTTTATTGCCAAGAGAGCAATATAATTTAATTAAAAACATACAAATGAATACTTATAACGATAAAACTATTTTAGAGTTTTTTCTTACAAATAATTCAGGTGTTAGTATAGATATATTGGACGAACTTAATAGCGCTGGCGCTAGTGCAACTGATAGAATGATGGCGTATACAAGAGATCCAGAACATATTACACTAGAAATTCCACAGCCTTTTGAACAGCTAGAATATGACAAAAAAGGTATGGAATATGTCGTATCCTGTCATGCAGAAAGTGGTGGGGTAATAATTTATTTTCCACAATCAGTCGTATTTGGAGATGGAATATAAAAAAATAAAAATGGAGGAACCAAGACTATGATTATTAATTGGGCAAAAAAAGATGCAGGATTATTAACAGTAAGTAAAGTTATAGATAATAAAATTGTTAAAACACTTTTTCTTTTACCAGGGCACAACGAAATAGATGATGCTGATTGGGAAGGTATAAAAGGTCAATTATTAGATAAAATAAAAGATGGTACTATTATTCCAATTGAAGTGGAGACAAAAAAATCTATAGAAGTGAATGGCAAAGAAAAAACTAAAAAAATAACAACTACTAAGTTTTCTGAATTTCCTGCAAATAAAGCCCTGGAAATTGTGGAAGATACTTTTGATATTAACGTATTGAAAAAATGGAAAGCTAAAGAGTCCAGGGATGAGATTAGAGCAGCCATTGCTCAACAAATTGAATTAGTAAAAGATCCTAAAAAACAAAAAGAAAAAGATTAATAAGGGGTTTTAACTATGAAAATATTAAAATGGAAAGAAGAAAAATCAAAAAAATTAGAATTAAAAATGAGGGGCGGAACTGCTTCCCTTCATTTTGTAAAAGGTAAAAATGTATATGTCCCAAATTGTATATGGGATGAGATGAGTAAAAAATTAAGCGATCCTATTAATACTGGAAGGCTTGAAATCAATGATTACTCGGAAAATTATAAAAGTAAAAATAAAAAAAAGATAGAAGACGAAGAAATAAATATTAAGGAGTTATGACAATGAGTGTTAGTTCTATGCTGTCTGTTATTGCATCTCAATACGATTCTATTGTTAGTAGAACTGACTTTATTGCCTTAGCAGAAGCACAAGTAACTAGATGTTGGTTTAAAGGTAAAGAAGATTATGCTGTTGCGTTAATGACAGCTCATTTAATTTCTGTTTTCACTCCCAACTATAGAAAAGACGGCACAGGTGGAGCAATTACTTCAAAAAAAGAGGGTGACTTAACTATTTCTTTTGCTCAAAGTCAAAACAAAGATACTGATCTTAATTCAACCAGTTATGGTTTACAATTTCAAAGACTTGCAAAAGCTGGTGGATTTATTATGAGTGTAACTGGGGGTAATGACTATGTCTGTTCAAGTTGAAGAAATTGATAGGGGTTGGAATAAAATACAAAGAGAATTAAAAAAATTAAATGGTGGGTATACTGCCATTGGTTTTTTTGGTAGTGGTGGAAAACCAGACACAGATCTTGCTGCACGCGCAGCAGTACAAGAGCTTGGCGCAATCATAAAAGTTACAAGAAAAATGAGGTTTTATTTTTTATATCATTTTGGTTTTATGCTAAAAAAAAGTCATATAATTATTCCCAAACGTCCTTTTATGAAACAGACTTTTGCTAAAAATAAAAGTAAAATTAACAACCAATTAGACAAAGAATATGATAGTATAATAACTGGGAAACATAGTGCCAAAAAAGCATTGAGCAGAATAGGTGAATGGTGGGTGGGCCTGACTAAATTAACTATTTTAAAAGGCGGATTTACTCCAAACGCTCCTATTACAATTAAATTAAAAAGAAGTTCAAGGCCTTTGGTTAATTCAAATGAAATGATGAAGGGTATAGAACACAGGGAGTTTTTTAAATGACATTAATATCAGGTACACAGACATATAAATATAGTCTTGGAAAATATATCCGTGGTATTTGGACAGAAATACATCCAGAACAACTTACATTTGAAGGAAGCATACAACCTTTAAATCTGAAAGATATAAATTCTTTAAATGTTGGAAGAGAAGATAAGGGAAAAATAAAAATATATTCTGATATTAAATTACCTATTGGAAGTGAAATAGAAGACACCAAAGAAGATATTGAAAAAAAAAGTGGGGCAATAATACAATGGCAGGGAAGTACATGGGAAATTATAGCAGAAAGTGCATATCAAATGGGATTAATTTCTCATTATAAATATATAGCTGAATTAAGAGAAAAAATAAATGAATAGTACGGAATTATTTAATTTTTTATATGATTGGATTGATAAAGTGCTTAATACTGATTTAGGACTAAATGTTCCAATAATTCAATCCAATCAAAATGCTCCTAGATTAAAAACGCAACACATAATAATAGATTATGTACCCAACAGAAGTAAAACAGGTCGAGCTACAAGAACAGATCCAGCTCCGGCACCAGATGATCCAGATGATGCCGATGAAATGGAAGAGGGAAAAATATTAATTATTGAAGACTATGTTTTTACATTAGATCTTAGAGAAGAAAATGGAAGTGGCGATTATTTAAAACATATAATAGATAGTATTGAAAGATTTAGTATACAAAAATATTTTTTTGATAATAAAGTTGCTTATCTGGAAAATGGTAATATAATACCTGTTCCAAGATTAAATAATGAAGAGTGGATAAAACAATCAGTGGTTGAAATCCGATTAGGATTGTCAACTTTTATCGAGACAATGGAAGATAGTTGGATTGAAACCGTTGATTATACTGCTATAATAACATAAATTAATGGAGGTTTAATATGAGCAGTTTAGATAATATTGTTAATATATCGATTACAAGAGAAACACAGGCGGTAGCTCAAGCTAATTTTGGTACTAAAGGAATTATCGCTGAATTTGCTAGTGATAAAACAGCAACAACTTTTGAGCGTTATCGGGAATATGCTGGCCCAAATGAAATGATTGAAGATGGTTGGGCAGCAGAGGATGAAGTTTATAAAGCAGCAGTAAAAACATTTAGTCAGAATCCAAAAGTTGATAAAATAATGATAGGAAGAAAAGATAGTGGTGATGCGTCTTGGACAGAGGCACTTGCTGCAATACAAATAGCAACACAAAATTGGTATGTATTTTCTATTATTGCAAGTAATGCTGCAACAGTTGTATTTGACGCAGATTTTGAAGCAAGTAATGCCATTGTTTTTACAATTAATGGTACGGCGGTAACATCAGTTGATTTTATCGCAGATCATGACACTACAATGGCAGCCTTAAAGACTCAAATTGAAAGTGATATCACTGATTCAACTGTGACAATTGATGCAACGGATGAAACTGGTAGAACGCTAATCATAGAAGTTTTTAGTGGGGCAGGAGTTGAAACAGCTAGTGTTGTTGTAACTGGTGGAACTAGCCAACCTGCTGGAACAATTACTTTTGTTAATTCTGATGATTATAAAGAAGCAGCCGCTTGGGCAGAAACACAGAAAAAACTTTTTATTTATTGTAGTAGTTCAAGTCTGATAAAAGATCCTGCTTCAGAAACTGATATAGCATACTTTTTTAAAAATTCTGCATATGAAAGAACAATAAGTTGTTATCATCCAAATGCTCAAGGGGATGATGATACTTCTTATTTTGAAACTGCTTGGCCAGGTGAAATATTGCCGTATGATCCAGGTTCTCAAACATGGGCATATAAAACAATATCTGCACTTGCTGCATATTCCATTACCTCAAGTGAACGTACAGCCATATTGGGTAAAAATTGTAATATTTATACAGAGACAGCCGGAATAAATGTTACAGAAGAGGGAAAAGTTGCGTCAGGTGAGTTCATAGATATTATAAGGGGTTTAGATTGGTTGGAGTCAAGACTTCAGGAAGCTGTTTTTACAGATTTAATTACTGTGAGAAAAATTCCTTATACCGATGAAGGAGCAACCGCAATTGGAGGCACTGTTACAGGTGTTTTAGAAGAGGCCGCAAGAAAAAAAATTCTTGTATTAGAAAGCATTAAAGTAG